GCGGTTTTCTGTGAGCATAGGGAGTCCTTGCCGGGCCAGGCCCGGGCGGTGGAGTAATCAGCCTCTGGCCTCGCCAGGGTGGCGCGAAGTGGGTTTGTGGGCTATTGGTTGATGGCCCGGCATAGGGCCGAATAAAGGGGAAGCGTATGGAGCAGCCAGCCGGCGGTGAGTCGCAGGTAACGGCAATAGAGTGTCTTTTGCACGCTATCAAGTGGGTCGAAGCCGTGACGGTACAGAGCCGTCGAGTCTTCGATGTGCTTGAAGTTTTCAATGAACTGAGAAAGCACAAGGACTCTGAGGATTATGAGTTAATTGATTCTCTAAATCGTAGGCTTGACTGGTTGGGAGTGGAGGAGCATTTCTTTCTTATAGCGGTTGCAAAATCCAATGCCTGGATCAATTTATCTACCCAGATGGATGTGGTAGCGAATGCAAAGGTTAGGAAGTATCGGAAAATTATCGAGCCTGCTCTTTCGGTAAGAAATATGAGAGAACATGACGATAAATATCTGACTGGCGAAGGTGACAACCAAGATAAATTCGTGCACGAGACTCGCATCGATGGTTGGGTTGCCCAATCTACCGACGGAACGTCTTCTTCCGGTTCTGTCGAAAGGTGGATGATTGGCGGACGGGCAGACATTAGAAAAATATCGGGTGAGGCATCCAGGGTCATTGACGCGCTTGAGGATGCATTAAAAACCAAGCGCGCAGAGCGAACCGCAGAGCTGAAAAAATTTCTAGCTGGCGAATAATTTTGCTGGTCAACTCTTCAGGTAGGTCTTGGTCAGTGCACCGTTGACGACATGGCCGCGCTTCAGCACGACCCGAGCCAGTGCGGCCCGGTCTTTCTCGCTGTGGCTGGCCTGGCCGAGCAGGCCGAAATAGCTGTTGGCTGTTTCGCGTAGGTCCTCGGCCGGTGCTGCCGCCGCTCGCTTCAACGCCTGGGCGAGCGATCGCTTTCGCGTCGTGCGCCGCCACGGCTTGATGACATGGCCGACGAAATCAACGCCCCGGTCAACTGGCTGCAGGATGGTCTTGCTTGGGTTCAGCTTCGCGCCCAGGCCGGGCAGGAACGCTTCTACCTGGGCCTTCCACTCGTTGAGTTGCTGCGGCGACTCATGCAGGAACACGAAGTCGTCGACGTATCGGATGTAATGCTTGGCGCCGAGCTGGTGCTTGGCGAACTGGTCCAGGGCGTCGAGGTAGACGTTGGCGAAGAACTGCGATGACAGGTTGCCGATGGGCAGCCCGAGGTGCGCCGGCTGCGCGGTGAGGCGCTTGTGCTGCGGCACCCGATTGAACAGGTGGGCCGGGCTGCGCACCTCGTAATCCTCCCGCGGATCGTGCATCAGGATCGTTTCGGCGAGAGCTAGCCACCACGGCTCACTGATCCTGGTCGCAAACTGCCGCCGCAACACCTGCTTGTCGATGGCGACGAAGAAGTTCGCCAGGTCGCACTTAAGGTAGAAGATCGGCTTCGACCAGTTCTGGCTGGCGCTGCGGATCTTCGCTTCAAGGCGCTTGGCGGCGTACAGCGTTCCGCGTCCTTGGATACAGGCGCAGCTGTCCGCTATGAAGCTGCGCTCGATCTGTGGGCCGATGTGGTTGTAGAGCAGGTGGTGAACGATGCGGTCCCGAAAGTCCGCCGCCCAAACCTCGCGGGCTTTTGGTCGGGTGACCACGAAGCAAATAGAGCGGCCTGGCCGGTAGGTGCCGGCGATCAGGTCGTGGTGAAGCGCTACCAGGTTCCTTTCCAGATTCATTTCGAAGGCAAGGGCACTGGCGCTGTTGCGCTTCGTGCGGCGGCAGTCGTAATAGGCTTGCACCAGATCGGGAAACGGGTAGGGCCCAACAGTCGAATCTGCGGACGGGGCGGACGCGGAGCTCGTTGTTCTTGTCGTTGTTGTTCTGATTGCCATCATCGAAGTTCATGTTGAATGCGTTGTTGGCGGAGCGCTGCGACCTGTCGTGCTATCTACGTCGCCAGGCCGAAGGCAGAGCCGATCAGCATGGAAACTGCGCGAGACCTACACGGACGCTTTAGACCGGCGGTATCTCTTGTGCGCATGGCGGTGGCCTACAGACCAGCGGCACGACCAGATTCAATTCGCACAGACCTGAAAGCCGTAACTCTCAGATGGCGGGCGCGGTTGGGGTGGAGCGTTTCCAGGCGTTTGCCTGTTTGCCAATTGAGGTGGTGACCTCTATAGCCTTGGCATGCTGCGGCACGCTGATAAACCGGCTTTCTTTGAAAAGCCGCATCAGAAACTCGATGACCTGGACCTTCTCAACCAGCGAGGTCAGGTGTGGATGCTTGTCCCGGGTCGAGTTGGCCCGGGCAATCAACATCAGCACATCGATGCACTCGTCGATCACTCGCTTGCCGAGCGACTGCTTCAGGTCGCGAGGGATGTTTCTGGTCAGGTTCGTGGCCATCTGGAGCAGGCCCATTGAAACCTTGTAGATCTGCAAATCCGTGTGCATCGCCATTGGCGCGCTCTCCATGAGCAACCGGCCGCAAGCGGCCGGATTAAATAAGCAAATTAATCAATTAATTGACTGCGGACGGGGCGGACGCGGAGCTCGATGCCCTTGACGGTGTTGAGCTGATAGCCATCACCGAAGTGCACGTCGAATGCGCAGTTGGCGGAGCGCTGCGAAGATGACCAGTAGGCGCGATCCTGGAACGCCTCAGGGCCACCCTCGCGAAAGGCTTCGATGCTGGTCTGGGTCGGCGACTCATCGGTGTACAGCAGCCCTACCGGCTCGCTGTTCGGGTTATCGCCACTGCGGCCGTATTCCCAGTTCGCTTCGGTGGTCGGCTTGAAGTGGCGGTACTGCAGCTCCTGCACATCCCGCGCAGGGATCGCCCAGTCAGTGAAGCCGCCGATGTCCAGGACCAGGACCTTCTGAGCCAGCTCGCTGCCTGCCGCTGCCATGGCCTCCGTGTTGGCCCGGCTGTCGGTGAAGCTGCTGGCGCCTTCAATCTTCTCGCCGTACTTGCCCCATGCACCGACCAGCTCATGCTCGGCGCCGGCGGTGATGTTCAGGTAACGCTTGCCGGTATCCGGGTCGCGGGTGATGCCGGAGAAGAAGCCGCCGCCGAAGGGCTGGCCGATTGCCGGGAGGGACACTGCTGGTGATGCTTGAGCTGCTGCGGACATGGTATTTCCTCTTTTCGAAGGCAACAAAAAAGGCGCTCTGCGCCCCGGTGCCGGATCAAGAACGGATGAATGAAGGATCAAATAAAGAATCTGCGGACGGGGCGGACGCGGAGCTCGTAGTGCTTGTCGTCGTAGAGCTGAATGCCACCAACGAAGTGCATGCTGAATGCGAAGTCGGCGGAGCGCTGCGAACTCGACCAGTACCAGGTGTCCTTCGCGAACAACTCGGGCACATTCACCCAGCAGTGGTACAGCTCAGCGCAGGCCGGCAGGTAGAAGTCATGATGACCGTCGGCCTGGTGCTCAGCGCAGGCATTCGCGGCGGGGTGCGCCTTTTCGTCGCCGACCAGTAATTGGGTGTTATAGAGACCGTCCGTCTTGCTGGTCCCGGCAAGGTCAACCCCGCGTCCACCCCATTCGTGGCTGCCGACATCGTCCTTGGCGATGATCAGGTAGTGCGCCGGGACATCGCCGCGAGCCGCCACCAGGCCGCCGTTGTAGCCACCCTGACCGGGCCAGTACTCACCCAGGGTCGGAATCGATGCTTGCTCGATCGGCTGGACATTGGCCGCCGGTGGGAACACCACGGCAAAGGTGCTGGCCATGGCCAGTTTCGCGAGAGAGGACGCCGGCATCTTGATCGTGGCTTCGCCGTGTTTGAGGGTGATCATTTCGGGTTTCATCGTGGTTCCTCGGTAATGATTGGGCTGGCAACTCCAGCCATGTTTGCCGGCGGCGCTGTCGCACCTGTTTGTTGATACGTCTCATGTGGTCTCGGCGAACTTGAAGCCGTTTTCGTCGGCAATGAGCTGCACTCGCTTGATGTGCATCTTCAGCGCGGCAGCGGCGGCGCTGGCGGTCTTGCCGGCCTCGGCCTGGGCTCGTACTGCTGGCGCCAACTTGTCGCGGGCGGCCCGCAGCTTGGCGTGGTGGGCGGTGGTACCGAAGAACGGCGCCTCTGCACTAACGCCGCTTTCGATCTGCTGGATGGTCTTCCCACTGCCGAAGAACTGATCCAGCTTCTGGTTGAGGTCCCGGATGATTGCGTCCCTCGGGTTGGGCATCGGTTCGCCAATCATTGCCGATCACCCGACAGCGAAACCTTGATCCCGTCGGCGCGAGCCTCAAGAACCTGGGCGAAGTTGATGGCTGCCTTCCATGTCCAGCGAAAGCCCTTGGTCAATCCGGTGGAGCGCTCAACGATGTGATAGGCGTTGCCTTTGTTGCGGACCTGGTAGCGAATCTTGGTGGCCGGTACCGGTTTGCCGATCATTGCGTAGAACTCGGCGGTTGCCGCCGCGGCCCGGATTTGAAGCGCGATATTGCCTTCGACGCGGGCTTGCATTGCTGGGTGCATGGCGTGTCCCTCGGTGTTGGGTTGCGATCATTCGTCAGCACTCTGCGCGGCCTGCCGGTTGCCGTTAGGCGCAGGGGAGAGTGCTGACGGATAAAGGCAGGCGTAAAAAAGCCCAGTCGAAACCGGGCTTTCGGTAGGCTCACGAACGCCTCCGTATGTGAGCGCTGGGTGCCTTCGTTGGAAGGTCTTTGGTCTGGGCTATTTCATGATGTTCATCCTCCGGGTTGTCTGACGTGAAGTGCAGGTGGCCGGCACTGCCCGGCATGTATCAGGCCTGGCCACTCCTACCTGAGCGACCCCGCGATTCACCTACAAAGTCGGTTGTCATCCCGCTGCACCCTGTTGCCAAGGTGCAGAAGTGATGCCTTTCCAAGGTTTAAGCGATAAAGACACCATCGTTCGATTCCCCAACAGGACCTTGAGGATTCGGACCGTCCGCCTGTCCTACGATGATTTCCCGCCGCATCGCTTCCGCCACCGCTGCTGACTGGCGAGTGACGCCCAACTTGAACATGGCGTTGGATATGCGCTTTGCCACAGTCCCTGGTTCAACATCATGGGACCTGGCGATTTGCTTGGCCGTGAGGCCCTGGGCTACCAAAAGCAAAAACTGAAGTTCTCTTCGAGCAAGCCCACGGCCGAGATGGCCGATCCAGGTGCCGCTCTTGATGATTGATTCCATGCAGGTGTGCCTCTCGGTTGATTTCCCAATGCGCCCGGCCAACCAGGCGCATCAGTGAAAAACACCGTGTCCCTTCGGCGCTGCTGGCGCGGTACGGGCTCCTTCAAATTGTTCTTCCGGCCGCGACTCTGTCCGCCGGAAAACTGGATCTGGTGCTTTACGCTGCACACCCGGGTCAGTTGCCAACCCTCTGAACCGTCGAGGCCGGTTCATCGCTGCCTTTGAATCTCGACCGGTGGTGATCCGGCAGTGTTTATCGCTAAAGATCGGTGAACCGTTTGCGGCTCTGGCGCCTTCATGTCTTGGCGTTGGAGTAAATCTACAACTGTAAATTGTAATGTGCAAGCGCGAGTTGTAATTAAATTTGCAAAAATGCATCGATCCAGTTTTACCAGTCGTAAAAAAGCCCGCTCGTGGCGGGCTCTCGGGTGGAGGAGTGCGAAAGTCAGTAGGCGCGAGAGTACATAGCCCACCAGAACACATGACCTAGGATCGCGATCTGCTGATCCTGGATCTGTTCGAAGGTGTAGAGCTCGTCAGGATGTTCTTCGTGATTGAAGCTACGGAGCTTGATTCCCGTAGGTGTTCGATAAACCTGCTTAACGCGGAGCTGCCCGTTATGGTTTATCGCGTACATCTCGCCATCGACGATATCGCCGAGCGAGTTCTTCCCTATATTTATGCCAACTGTGGCGCCGTCACGTAGCACGGGCATCATGCTATTGCCGCTCACCACAACGCACTTTGCGTTGCTGAACTGAACGCCGTTGTGGCGCAGATCCTTCTTGAAGAAGCGAAGTCTCGCGCTGTCGCTTTCTTCAATCGCAAAACGCCCTGTTCCCGCAGCCAGTTCGACTTCCTTTAGGAAGGGAACATAGACCTCATCGTCGCCCAAGGGTGTTTCATCATCCCAGGTTTCAATCGCCTTTAAAGAGCCGTCTGCGGTGCGATTTTGAGTTTCAAGCGGGCCGGTCTCACCCATCAGGTAGGCCACAGAAACCCCCAGCACTTCACTCAGTTGCTTGATCTTCGGGAATCTCGGGGCCGTTCGCGCTGACTCCCAGGCTTGAACAGACTGGGGGCTGACATCGACTTTGCGAGCCAGCTCGGATTGGTTGAGGCCCTTGGCTTCGCGGGCCGCAGCGATTCGAGATGAGGTAGTGGTCATGGGCGTGAGCATACAACTGGAAGTTGTAGCTAGCATTGCAATTCTCGCTTGTAGTTGAGTTTCAAAGGCTGTAACTTTGCGTTGTAATTACCAGTTTAACGAGGACGCTATGGAACAAAACGCAGCAGAGCGTGCAGCTAAGGCAGCAGGCGGCCAGTCGGCCCTCGCTCGCGTCCTTGGCTGTACACCACAAAACGTACAGCGATGGTGTGCATCGGGACGCGTGCCAGCGGAGCGCGTGATTCCGGTCGAGGAGGCAACCGGAGTATCCCGCCACGAACTCCGGCCAGACCTGTACCCAGACAAGGCTTACGGCGCTGGGATCTGATGGGGGGAATTATCAGCCCTCTTCGCGAAGCGAAGTAGTGCCGCGGCGCATATGTGTATCCATACAGTAAAAAATCGTGGACGAAAAAAAGCCGGTGGCTAGACCGGCTTCTTCAAACAACAAATTTCAGGGGCCAGTATGAACATCAATGTCACCCCCGGCAATACCCCGGTTCTTGCGACACGTTTTCGTCACTCGCAAAACGTGTCGCAACACATGTCCTCTCGCGAGATCGCCGAACTGATTGGTAGTTCTCATGACAACGTGCTGAAAACCATCCGTGCGCTGGTTGCGAAGGGTGTCGTTTCTTCAAACGACACCCCCTATGTGCACCCGCAGAACGGCCAGGTGTATCGCGAGTTCCTGCTATCCCAGCGTGACACCCTGGTGGTGGTGTCCGGCTACAGCGTGGAGCTGCGGGCGCGGATCATCGATCGCTGGCAGGAACTGGAGGCGAGGGCGGTTGAGTTCCAGATTCCAGCCACCTATGCCGAGGCCCTGCAAGCGGCCGCCGACCAGGCGAAAGAAAACCAATCGCTTCGGCTCGTCATCCTGGATCAGGCGCCGAAGGTGGCCGCCATCAAACGCCTGGCCTCAGCCGCTGGCGCGATCTGCATCAGCGATGCCGCCAAGCAACTGCAGGTTCCACCGTCCAAGCTTTTCCAGTGGATGGAAAAGAACCGGTGGATCTTCCATCGCGGTGGTTCCAGGCGCTGGACTGCCTACCAGCCTCGTATCACCTCTGGCTACCTGGTCCACAAGGTCACGGCACTGAAGAGCGACCCGGAGACCGGCGAGGACCGCGCGGCTTTCCAACCCCTTGTCACGCCGAAAGGTCTGGCCTACTTGGCCGAAAAGAATATCGGAGCCTCGCTGTGAGCGTTCAAGCAATGTCATGGGCGCTGTCTTTGCCCACGCAAGTTCTCAAGGATGCCAGCGCCCGGCACGTTCTCCTGTGCCTGGCCAACTATGCCGGATCGAATGGCGCCGGCGCGTTCCCGTCGGCTACCACGCTGGCTCAGGACACCGGTCTTTCTGAGCGCACCGTGCGCTACAAGTTGGATGACTTGGAGAAGTCCGGACTGATCCAAAAGGGAAACCAGGCTATTGCCGCTGTTCACATTGATCGGCACGACCGTCGCCCAGTCGTTTACGACCTTCAGCTATTGCGGGGTGCAAATGCTGCACCCCGTCCAGAACGGGGTGCAGATGACGGCACGGGGTGCAATTCACAACAGAACGGGGTGCAACCTACGACAGAACGGGGTGCAGCGGCTGCACCCAATCCGTCACTTAACCATCAGGTAACCGAAGAGCAGCAGCAGCGCGAGATCGATTCCGCTGTCGCCGTCCAAGACCGGGCCGCCGTCGAATCGCAAGACGACCGCCAACGCTTCGCCATGTTCGCCACCTGGGTCCCGAACGAGAAAGGGTTGTCGGATCAAATCGCGATCGCCGGGCTACCCGCCGACTGCGTTCCCGACGAAGCCATCCGCAAGTTCAAAGGGTTCCACTGCGCCAAGCCGAACACCCTGGATTCCGCCGCCGGCTGGTGCTACCGCCTTGTGCAGTGGGTCAAGCGCGAGCGCGTTCAGGCCGCTGGGCGCGGACAAGAACCCGACTTCAACGACACCAGCTGGGGCGATGACCTGGGAGGTTTTTGATGAAAACCGTTTCAAGCGTGCTGCAAACCCTGTCCAACGTTCCGAGCGGAGAGGTCGTGCCTCTCAAAGTGGACTCGGGCACCGTGCAGGTGATCAACGCTTTATTCCGTGAGTTGATGGCGATCTTCCCTGCCTGGAAACAGGCCTGGCCCGATCAGGAAGCGATCAACGCTGCGAAGGCAACGTGGACCAAGGCCTTCATGGCCGAACGAATCACGAAGATCGAGCAGATCCGCTTTGGCATTGAGCAGTGCCGGAAGATCGGTTCTGACTTCGCGCCGAGCGTGGGGAAATTCATCGCCCTGTGTCAGCCCACTCCAGAAATGCTCGGCATTCCAACGCTCGACGCTGCTTTCCGTGAGGCTTCCCGCAATGCCCACCCGGCGATGGCGGGCCAGGCGAACTGGTCGCACGACGCTGTCTGGCATACGGCCAAGGAAGCCGGCTTTGAAAACCTCAACCGCCTGGAAACCTCACTCGCCCGAAAGCTGTTCGAGCGTAATTACGTCATCACCGTGCGCCGCCTGGTCGATGGTTTGCCGCTGCAAAAAATGCCGCTGGCACTTCCTGCACGCGCAGAAGGGCGCCGTACCCCCGAAATCGGAAACCAAGCCCTGGCCGAATTGCGCGCCCGTCGCGCTGGAGCAACGAAATGAGCGCACTCGAAAAACAAGTGTCTGGCGGGCATTACAAGTCGCTGACCATCCAACCCATCGAATACATCCACGCCAATGGCATCCCCTTCGCTGAGGGCAGCGTAATTAAGTACGTCACGCGCTGGCGCGACAAGGGCGGCCTTGCGGACCTGGAGAAGGCCAAGCACTTCCTTGAGCTGCTGATTGAGCTCGAGGAAAAGGCAAGGGTAAAGAAATGAAGGTCATGTCGAAGAAGCTGCGCGCCAAACCCATCGACCGCGAAGGCCTGGAGCAGGCCGCGCTGCTGAAGGAGGTAACTCTGCGTTACCCGGCCGCCGCAAAGCTGATCTACCACGTCCCGAACGGCGGGCACCGGCACAAGCTGGTGGCGCTCAAGTTGAAAGAGCAGGGCGTAAAGGCCGGCGTCCCGGACCTGGTCCTACCCATGGCCCGCGGCGGCTATTTTGGCCTCTACATCGAGTTCAAGGCCAAGCCACCGTTCGACGCCGCTGTGTCTGCCAGCCAGGACGCCTATATCCAGGCTTTGACCGAGCAGGGGTACCTGGCCATCGTTTGCCGCGGGCACATCGATGCACTCGAGGCGATCCGGGCGTATCTGCTTCAGCCACCGACGAGGGCCGCCGCATGATCACTGCCGCTGTGAAAATATCGGATGCCGAGATCGCCCGGCAGGCGGCCAACCCTGAGGTGTATAGCCTCCGTGACCTTGGCAATCGTGGTTTGTACCTGCGTTTTGCCAAGGATCGTGCCCGTGGTTCCTGGTACCTGTTGGCCGGCCGGCAGTGGCACAAGCTCGGTGAATTTCCCGGCTTGAGCACCAAGCAACTGGTCACGGCCCTGCCCGAAATGCGCCTGCGCATCAGCAGCCAGGGTTCCGCTGTGCTGTCCGAATGGTCGACGGTGGGGGAGGTGCTGGCGTGGTTCGGTGAGCGCATGTCCAAGGACCGCAACCTCTCCGAGAAGCGCAAGAAAACGGCGGCCTCGGCGATCAAGTGCCACCTGATACCGCGCCTGGGTGAGGTGTTGCTGACGGAACTGGATCGCCAGACCCTGGACCGGTTGTTGATGTGGCCGCTTCAGGAGGTGCTGAAGATCGACACCGTGCGCCTGGTGTTCCAGTTGCTGGCCCTGGCCTTCCGCCAGGCCATCAGCCTCCGCCTGATCGATACCAACCCCATGCAGGGCATCAAGTTCAGCGACTTCTCCAAGGCAAAGGTGCGCGTGAAGCCGTCGCAGCTCAGGCCAGCCCACCTTGATGAGCTGATCGCACACTTGGCCCGCGAGTTCGAGAGCAAGCCCGATGAGGCGCTGCTGGCCTTGCTCATGCTGTGCCACGGTAATCGGGTTGGTGAAACTCGGCTGACCGAATGGCGGCACCTCAGCATCGCCGAGCGCACCTGGTTCATCCCACCGGAGAACACCAAGACCCGGGCGGAACACTCCCTGCCATTGACCGACCAGATTTGCGCGCTGCTGGCCAAGCACAAGGCCCACCAGCAGGTCGCCGGCTACACCGGGCGATACCTCTTCCCAGGTCGCAATGGTCATCCTCTGAGCGAGAGCCAGGCCAGCGCCGTGTTCCGTCGCTTGGGCAAGGGTGAGTGGACCAGCCACGACCTGCGCAAACTGGCCCGCACGGCCTGGGCTGATATCGGCGTCGACCATTTGATTGGTGAGCTGCTGATCAACCACGCCATGGGCCACAACGTGAAGGTCTACATCCAGTCCGATGTGATGGCCCGCAAGCGTGCTGCGCTGGAGCTGTGGCACGCCCATCTAGACAGCAAGGGTTTTACCCTGATTCACGGCTACACAGGTGCTACATCTGGTGAATCTGATAATTCGCTCAAAGCCGCGCCGAATAAGGGCTGCGAGGCTATCCACGAATCAACCGTAGGCGAGGTTTAAAAGTGATGATTTTGGTCGATCCTCGCAACAAGTTGGCAGTCCAGCCAGGAGATATCAGCTCGATGCAGATCAACAGGGAAGTCGGCGGACGCCGGGTTTTGGTAATCATGATGACCTCTGGTCAAGAACTGCGCGTTTCATCGAACAACGATGGCGGTGATCTGAATATCGATGCTGTGCACAAGCAATTGATGGAGGCCAGCAAATGAAGAAGACCGACGGCCCAGCTTTTAGAACTGATTTCCTCGACCTGGCCCAGTGTCCGGCCTGTCGAGGTCGGGCGGTTACCAGTGGCGTTTTCCACGAGCTCGCCTGTGTTCAGTGCAATGCGTCGGGATGGGTAACGGCCGACACGGGTGTGGCCCTGCCGCTGGAGGTGCTGGTCACACAACTAAGCATTCGACTGCACGCCGCCGAGCAGCGGAATGCAGAGTTGCACAAGCTGCTCCAACTCCAGGTGGATATGGCTGCTGCTGAGTCTGCCCAGTACAAACACAACAACCGCCGCGGCCCCGGCGGAACCAACTTCACAGGGGATTGAGCCATGGCAATGTACAACGACGTGATGGGCACTCTGGTGCGAGTTCTGGCAGCGGACAACATCGACAACAGCACAAAGCAGTCCTGGCAAAAACTCATCGACGCCGACATGCGCCAGGGCGGCACGGGGAGCACCCTGTCAGTCCGGGACAAGTTCGACTACGACTGCTGCCTTTACGCGCTGCTGCACCGTCAGTTGGAGCCGGCTCAGTGGGATGTGTTGGTGGCCAAGTACTCGACGCACAAAGCCAACAAGGTAGCGGCGATCGGCCGACTGGTTGCTCGCATGGTTTCCCCGGCGCCGCAGTTGTTCATTTACAAGGCGCTCACTGCCTGGGCGATCCCGAAGCTGAAGGGCATCCAGACAGGCAAGCGTTCCACTGACATGATCGTGCTGCCCGCTGAGTTCTACGACATGAATACCTGGGACCTGGCCGGGTCGCCGGAGCGGACTCGGCGCAACTGGCGAGGCGGAATTCACAAGCGCTTGGAACGTTTGGAAGAGCAGGCTGTGATTCATGCGACCGAGATATTCGACCGTGAAGAAATCTTTGTAGATGCCGCTTGACCCATTGGCCGACTGGCCGTAAATTAACCCCATCATGTCGATCTTGCGCGTTATGAGAGACGACACACGAAGCCCCGCCACCGAGCGGGGCTTTTTCGTTTTCGGGCATTGCCCAGGGCCCGCAGGCC